AGCACCTACCCTCAATCCTGGGTCCTATGGTTCCTTAACGGGAACCTTCAAGCGCGGATGTGTCACTTCGTACACTTTCCGCGTTGCGGATCCATTGATCTTTGATCTCGAACGATCCGGGCTTATGAACCCGGCCTCCGTCTATTGGGAGCTTTTTCCTTTGAGCTTCGTCATTGATTGGTTTTACAATCTTGGCGCGCTCTTGGACTCGCTTTCCTTAGGTTTCGGTTTATCGTTCGTGGATGGGTATCAGACACAGTTTGTGTCGGTTGACTGGAATGCTGAGTATCACGTCTACGGTCATCATGACCCTGACGGATCTCGGCGTTCCATATCGGGCCAGACTCGCTCAATGACTCGCGTCGTTTTGCACACCTGGCCCCACCCGACTCCGTACTTCCGCGGGTTCGGTAACCTTGGCTTAAGTAAGGCGATTTCTCTCCTTGCTCTTGCCATTCAACGAGCGTAAGCTCATAAGCACTGGAGTTATCCATGCCTCAAGCTGCAGCAATCACGGTAAACGACCGTGCTACAGCACCTGTTGCTCACACTTTCAATCCGCGTTCGATCCGCGGCGACCAGGCTATCTTCGTTGAAGCAGCCTCGGCCCCCGTTGGCGAACGCAAGATTATTGTGTCGAGCCGCAAGACCGGGAAGAACCATAAGGTTCGTCTCCTCATCGTGAATCCCACGCTCGTCAATGAGACGATTAATGGTGTCACGTACCCGAAAGCAGCGCGGACGGCCTTCGCCGACCTAACGCTGACTTTTTCGGAGGAATCCACTCTCCAGGAGCGGAAAGATACTGTTGGGTTTATCGCCAACAGTCTTGCTGCATCTGTCACTGTGCTCAATGGCGCATTGACGGATCTGGAAGGGATCTGGTGATGCTACGCCTGCTTGCAGGCTTTTGCTACACCAGCGGCGGGATCTTTCTTTTGATCACCGTCGTCCTAGCCATCTCCGGATGTGTATCCGGACAACAAAGAGCGTTCGAGTATGACATCCGGTTGCCCGTTTCAGGTGATGTTATCCTGAAATAGACGATCGGATGGCTCGAACGTAGCGTCTACTATAACGTGAGTAGGCGCTATCGGTATCGACTCTGATGGCTGTTACGTTTACCACATATCTCAAAGGAGAATGGGATGAAGACCAAACATACCTTCAAAGGAAGGCTGTTTAGGCTTCCACGCGACTTCTCTGAGGAACTGTTCATACAGGACCTCACGAGGGTGACGTCTGGTCATGGCTTCAAGTCTGAGTACCTACATAGCGAGATGCTATCGAAGTACCTCAACGAGAAATCTTGTCCGAAGTCAACGCGTGCTACACGCGCAATCGAGAAATTTCTCGATGCGGAGGAGAGTAACCGGCGGACGAATTGTCGACTGCTTTTCGCAGAAGACCATTCCTTCGGATGGGTTGAAACCGAGAGGCTTCTCTCAACCGTAAGGAAATTCGTCGCCAACCTTATGGGGCCTATCGATGAGTGGGTGCCTGATAAGCACTTCACCATCGGTAATGGGGCCTCATGTTTTGTTAGGCGGTCACCGACCGCCGCCCAGAACAAACTCTCCGGTGAGCTTGAGTGCACTGAGAAGGCCTCTGAACACCTGTCGCTACACATAAAGGACACAATCCTTTCTGAGTTGAGACTGGTGCATACGCCTAACAGTGTGCTCTTTACCGTTCCTAAGAAGTCAGATATTGACAGAGTGGCTTGTAAAGAGCCCGCTGGCAATATGCTACTGCAAAGGTCCGTAGGCAAACACCTTCA